AATGAATATAGAATTACGTTACAAGGACATCTTATGAGACGAAATGGACGTCTCGTAATGTATTGGTAGATGTTTGAATTTGTTTTAGTCTTGTATATGCATTATGAGACTGGGAAGGAACCGGGAGAGTATGTTGGGCACTTTTTAAGTTGTGCTCATGCGAATGTATATGCACAAGAACACTTTCCAAAAGCAGACTATACAGTGTGTTTGCATGAAGATTATATTACGCTACCTAGCGACTTAATTAAAATAGTAAAACAGTAAACTGCATATAAAGTTATTGCTATAACGATCGTTCTTTCCATATCCACTCCAACCAGTATTTGAGAGTTTCTATTCGACTCTCGTCTTTTAATTTGTCTAACCATTCTCTACGTTTCCATAATGGTTTCTTGGATAGATTTAAAGCTTCGCAATAAAGAATGTAATCTTTAGAGTAGTTGTCTGTTTCTACTCCATTGGGTAATGTGATGGACCTGGGGGTACGAGACTTACTTTTACGAATCATATGTTGGAACTTCGGCAAAGATACTATCAACAACTAACTCAATAGATGATCCATCATCAAGTGTTAAAATCATTGCATTGGCATCATAAAGCACCTCGACTCCGATGACCATTTTGTCGGTCATATGTTCTGCTATTTCTTCTATATTCATTATTAACCTTAAACGCTTACTAGGGATGATTTGCCTCTCAGAAGAGACTTGTTCCCTCGACTCCATGTATTGCAATCTCGACATACGTACCTCTGATATTGATGGGTTGAGTTACAGGAAACACCTCTTTTGTGTAGTTTGCTTCCACCACAATTAGGACAAACAGTACCTTCATGGTACCCATTTTGATTTGGATGATTTTTAATCCAAGCTAACATTTTGTGATATACCTTTTCAAGAAGTACGACATCATGTATGTTATATTTTTTCATCATCTCCCATGCATCTTTGTCTTTATTCATACATTTAATCCAAAGTTCATGACCGATGTGTTTTACTTTCTCACCTAACTGAAGAGCTTGAGCAACATAGTCAAGTTTGTTAGATGGGAATCTAAATTTATTACGAGATGTTCTTAATAAATCTATTTCTTTGTATGGTGCGGGAGGTCGTAGACCTAAGAGTAGAAACTCTTTGTTTAAGGTGGGAATGTCAAACTTTGTGCCATTGTAATGAATGACTGCATCAGCTTCATCTAATAACTTATGAACCTTACGAATCATTCTGCGATGAGTAGTTTCCATAATTGAAGAGAAATGAACTTCTTCCTCACCTAACCATTTGGCGGCCCAACACATGACATAGGAGGATTCCATGAGTTGGTTCAAGCTAACATTTTGATTCCACAACCCCCACACATGAGCAGTATTTGGAGATGTTTCTATATCTATAAGTAGGATCTTCACTATAATTTATAGTACCATGACTTGCTTACCAGCAAAACTACTTATATTCTCTAGTGCCTTCTTTATCAATGATCAATGCTTGTTGTCTAGGATTGTCTTCAGTAAATGCAATATGAACCCAACGATCAAATTCTAATATGATTTGATCATAATCTAAGCCTGCAGCAATGAGAGTGTCGCAGATATCACGGGGACTCCCAAAGCTAGGGCAGATAAAGTCACACGCCAAACCTTGTGTGTGCTTAGAAGTTCTGTTGCTTCCCAAATGATCATTGAGAGCATGACAACGGAAACCACTACTAACAAGAATAGGATGATTAAGTATAGATCGTACATGTTCTAGTTGACTCGCTAAAAAAGTTAAGTTAACAATAATTTCATCATTAGGTGTATTGTCAAAACCTAATCTAGTAGCCGTATCGCTGTGAGTAAGCTCTTCTAAGCTAAAGTGTGGGGATAGCCTCATTTAGTTAACCCCTTGCTCTTCTCAAAGCTTCTCAAGCCTCCTAGACCTAACATACCCATAAGCACAGTCATGAGTGATCCCATATCAAAATCAGGTACAGGTAAGGTGACACTAAACCATGCAGCAAAGAACAGTATGCATGGAAGAATAACAAAATGGTATAACAATGCAACTGCACATATCCAACCACAGAAAGGTCTCCAACCACTCACAAAGATACTACGATGTGATGCTTCTGCTTTATTGACTTCTACTTGGGCCATATTAGATTCATGTGCTTGTTTTTCTGCCATAGTGGCTATCTCATGAGCTAATTTATTCTTTTGATCTTTATCCTCAACAAACTTATCGAGTAGACCTGCTACAGGTCCAATTAATGCTGTCCAAACCATACTATCTCCTATATTTCATTTTCATCAAAACCAAACTCATCAGACAACTTCTTTCTTAATTCTTCAAAGTTTTTATCATGTCTTATATAAGACTTACCATAATAGTGATTAGCCATATGAATCATCTCGTGAAGCATAGACTTGATTAGTGAACTTAAAAAACGATGCCGTTCCGGGCAGATACCAATAGTATCCGGGTCAGGTGTATAAGTAGCCATAACCTTTTCTGATACATCGAGTAATTCAAAATCTATTTCCTCGCATGGAGGGTAACCAACATCACGTAAAATAGGCATATTACGAAGCATTTCATACACAGACCTAACTGTCTGAATATCTATTTTCATCTTCTGTCCAAAGGGTTTGTAGTAGCTCGTTTTATTACCTCTAGCTTATCCTCTACAGATTTAATCATTGTTCTTACTTCTGACTTAGTTGCATCTGTAGTTGCCTCTAATTCTCTTTGTGTACTTTTTGCAATAGAGTTGGCTTCTCGTGCAAGAGCAATAGCATCACTTGCTTTCTCTTGTAATCTGATATTAGAATCCATACTTTCTAATTGTCTTTCTTTGATAGACTTAACATGGTGCTCTAATTGTGCAATAGAATCTTCAATGACTTTAAACTTACTTGTTGCAGCAATTGTTTTATTCATTTTCTCAATAAAGACTACTGCCCCGTAACCGCTCCCAAGTATAATCGGAAATAGAAAAATAATAATTCTCGATATCGTCTTGTCGGATAAGTTCAAGTTGAAACTTTCTGGTATCTTCACTGATTGGAAACTCCTGTAAAATTGAAAATGCATCTTCCAATGGTGGTTGATAGAACTCCATTGGTTTATTTAAAATATTCATTGAAAGGGTTAATCCAAAACCATGAACAAGTTCTTTCGTAGAGTCGATAGATGTGTCTTCCCTATCCTCTCCACTTTTCTCACTCCCATCATCGTCTTGTTGTTGCTCGGTGTCGGAATTACTACTTACTTCTTGAGTTTTATCTTGACTCTCCTCAATCGATTCTTGCAGTTTCTCCATAGCGACTGATTCATTCGTCTGCTCCACAGTAATCGGTGGTGCAATTGCAGAACCTATTGGGGTGGGACTGACAGGGTTTGAGGGGCTCGTTACTGATATGGGGCTTATCGGATCGCTGACGCTTTGAGTACATGTATTGCTTTCTTCTAGCCATTCTGAATATATAGGAGTTCCGTAAGGATCCGGGCATTGTGTTATTCTTTGCTCCATAATTGAGCCTTCATAGCCACTAGGACATGCCATAACTTTTGACTCAATGTTTTCAAGACAAGTGTGAGGTAGAGGAGTGCAATTAGAACTACTTTCAGTCCACTGCGACCAAGAGAGCGTGGCACAAGAATAACTTCTGCTGTAATTGACACCTCCTGTATGATTGGGTTGACAAGCTTCTGTTTTAAATTCAGTAGCTTCTGCACACACCAAGTTTTGATATTGATCACATACTGGATCATCAGGTCTATACCAGTCGCAATAATGTTGAGACAGTGATTCTTCAACTGATATGCCTTCGCAATACATCGTGTCTTCCAAGTACCAACCATCTTCGCCATTTTCAAACCAACACGACCAAGCATATACATTACTCCATAGGATAAGTGATAGTAGGAGGAGTCCAGTTTTTACCATATAACCTCTCAAATACTTCAGGTTTTAATTCATACCATGCTCGTGTCGCAGCATCGGACAAGGCTCCATTTATAGGACAAGTTGACCCGGATTGTAGCATAGCTTCAAAGACTCTTTCATCCTGACACAGGACTGACACTGCAGCTACTTTTAAACCAAGGTCATTAAGCACCTTTGCGAGTTTGATACGCTCACAATTCTCATCAATGATGGTAACACCACCTGAAAGTGCAATAACGCCTGTATTGGCTCCTCCTGACACTCCTACACGACAAAGATCTGAACCAAAAGCAGAAATACTTGGAGCCATAGCAGATGGAACAGGCATACCACTATACTTAATAGTAGTGTCTGCACTAAAAGCTAACTGAGCCCATAGAAAGCATAATACACATATGCAAACTATAATTAGGGTGTCCCTTTTCATACAGGCAATTTTAATGCAATCTGTACAAGTAAGAAAATAATCGCACCAGCTACACCAAGAGCAATTCTTTCAAGCCGAACAATTCTGTTAATCATGTTGTTATATCTTTCAACACAAATTGCTTCATGCTTAGATAACCCATGTTTGTTTTCCCAAATCATACCTTCTACCTTATCGGGCTCTATCATTTCTATTTCCTTTTGGTGCATTATACAAATTGATTGGGGGAAGTGTTAATTCGTCCCATATCATATCCCTAAGAGTCCAGCCATGCCACCTAAACTGCCTGTGGTAGATCTACCTGCAATAAGAGCTGGGTTAATAAGATTAGCTCCGACTTGTTCAGCAAGGTTTAAAGGGCCACCTTTTCTAATCATGTCTTCTAATGAAGCTAATTGTCTTTGCTCTAATAGTCCTGCCCCACGACCTGCTCCTGATTGTAATATTCTTGGAATAATAGGTAGGGCCGCAGCATATGCTTGTACATTTTCAGGTAAACTTTGATAGACTGGGTAAGTCATGCCTGAAGCCATTGTAGTTGAAGCTAACCCTAACTCACCTTCTAATCCTCTTAAGAATGATGAAACCTCTCCACCTTTTAATGCTTTATCAATTGCTTCTCTTTCTAATGGTGAAAACATTTTATTGTAATCACTACGCTTTCTTAATGTTTCCAACTTATCTAACATGATCTGATTTACTTCTTTTCTTGAACGACCACTTCTAATTAATGCAGTTTGATTTATGTCTTCAAGTAACTCTGCTCGTGATCCTCTTCTCCATAAATCTTTTGCTTTATTGAGAGCCTCTTTAGCTTGGGCCGCTTTGTTTGTTGGACCTGAAAATCCTGATAAAGCATTTGAATCAGCTTTGTCTACAAAGTCATCTATACCATCTCTTAACTTTCTAAGTGCATTAGCTTCTTCATCTGATGATTTCATAATTGATCTATTAATATTAGTTCGTAATGTTTGTAGATCATCTAATGTTACATTTTTTTCTGTTAATACTTTAAATTCATTTAAGTAACGTAATGTTTTAGGAGTTCCTGTCACCACTTCAGCAGAGCCAATATTTGGATTTAATTTGTACATACCTTTATCAGTCTTTTCTACTAAAGAGCCAATAAGTGGTTTGACTTTACTTTCTACATCATTATATAAACTAATAAATGCAGGTTTTTTAAATGTAACTCCTTGGTCAGTTGCAAATTTATATAGTTGCGATGATTTATTTTTTAAAACATTTGATCCTGAAAATAAGTTAGCTCGACCTGCTGTTGCTGCAAAAGGTAGTCCAGCCGCTAAACCAGCAAACATTGCTTTCGTTGGATCACCTGTATCTTCTAATACATATTGACTTGTACCTGCACCTGTTCCTGAAGCATATGCTTGTGACTTTGGAGCAACACTTAACAAATCAAATATTTTCTGTGGTACACCTGTGCTTGATTCTGCAAGTTGTTTAAAGGCACCTGCTGATGGTTTTATTCCTGCAAATCCCTCTGCACCTGCTTCTAACACTTTTTCTGTTGTTGTCTCAGGCTGAGGGAAACCCAATAAATCTTTTACATAATCAGATGGATATTTTTGTATATCCATGCCTGAAGCATCTAATCCTAATGCTGTAAGATCTGCAAGACTTAATGCACCTGCACCTGCAAGAGTTAAATATGGATTACCTGTTCTACTTCCAAGATATGCTCCAACAGCAGGAACACTAGCACCTCGACCAACCATTCCTAGTTTTCTAAAGAACTCATCTACAGGAGATCGTTCTGTATTAGCCATAGGAGGTGATTCTCCCGGTATACCATAAGAAGGTTCTATTCTTTCAAACTCAGGTACATCGCTAATCGTAGGTTCTTCTATTTTTTCAAATTCACTTGCAGCCATTATTGATTCCCCACTGGAGTCATTGGTTCATTGACTTGAGCTTTTGTTGATACAAGAGTGTAATCGGTATCTACAAAGTCGACAATATTTCCATTCTTGTCTTTTGCTTTTTGAGTCATATCTACATTGCCACTTTCGTCAACATATCTACCATACCCATCATTAAAGACTTGAACAATTTTATCGCCTTGTCTAAATTTAGCTCCTTTAATTGGTACAACATTACCCATTTCTAATTTATCAAGTTTTGTTGAAGATGCTTTTTCATAATTTTTAAAACCACCTGATTCAATTTTTTTGTTATAGCGGTCAGCAAAATATGCTTGTCTACGTTTTGCCATAATGTTCATTTTGATTAATGCATCAGGGTTCATGCTTGGGTCACCAGTCATAACTTGTTGCAAGAATCTTCTTTCAGCTGGAGTATCAAGACCACGAGCACCAATACCTAACTCACCAATCATTGGGAATACTTGTTTACCTGTAATGGCATTTAAGAACTCAGTCGCTGATACTGATTGATCGAACTTACCATCTTTAAACATTGTGTTTCGTATAGAACCAAAAGTTGATTTAAGAGGTGAAAATGCACCTGTGTATGCTTTACCTGAAGCAATCAAATCAGCAGCAACATTTAATTCATTATTAAGGTTTTGTTGTTGAAATGCTTTATTGATCATTTCTGAATCTTGTTCAAATAGACCTTTACCTGCCGCTTGAGCATAAGAGCCTTCAGTACCCATGTTAAATGTAGTAGCACGGAATTTTTCAATATTTTTTACATAATCTGCATAAGTGCCCGGATAGCCTTGACCTACTGCATACTCGTATTCTTTAATTGATCCTGTAGGGCTAGTTCTAGCAATTAAGTTTTTAGAAAACTCTTCAGTATTACTTAATGCCATCAACTGTTCTTCTACGGGCAATTGATTAATGTACATCATTAGTGCATTTCTAGCAGTTTGATCATTACCAAAGTCAAACTTTTTCTTTTGGATGTCTAACCCTGTATTAGTAATATCTACACCTGACTTAATAATATCTTGTCTTGTTTTTGCAATATTTGCTAAATTAGAAGCAGCTTCTCTTTGCCCACCAATAAATTCAGTACCAGCCAATCCTAGTGTTAATGCAGGATTGTATCCTTCTTTAATACCTGTAAGTAACCCTCTTGCACCTTTTTGCAAACCACCTGTGGTGATAAAATTGTCTGCCCCGTCAAAGCTAACTCCCGGAATGTTTTCTAAACCCTGTAATGGATTTAATGGATCAAATGGATTTGACATAATATTTTCCTTTAACCTAATCTTGATTTAATTGGTTGTGATCTATGAACTTGAAAGATTGGACCTTTCATTTCTTTAAAGTTACTTTGAGGTCTAGGTCCTAATGTAGCCGTTTGTATTTGTTGCTCAGGCTCTTTCATGCCTTCATATACACCTCCACCAACTGTCATTGCCATAAATGCAGATTCTAATGGTTTATCTTTTACGTAATCAATAATTTTATCTGAGGCTTGTTTATACAGAGGTACTTCTTCAAAACCACCTGCTTTAGCTAAGTCTTGCACTTCAGGAGTTATAACTTTAGACATGTCAGGTCCAGCATTAAATGGTCCTAGTTGAGGAATGTCAGTTCTTGCAGTTGTAGATCCTAAAGGATTAGTTGCACGACCTGTAGTTACATATGGTTCAAAACCCCCAGGTCCCGGAATTTGTGCAATTTGATCATAACTAAGACCTGATGTATCCATGTATGATGGCATAATATTGCCTGAATTATTTAAAGCAGAGTTAGTTACAGATGGGTTATTTAAAACAGGATTAGTTAAAGCAGATGTTTCCATCATACTTGTTGGACCAAGATAACCAGCATTACTTCCCATAGGGATAACTGATCCCATACCTGCATCTACAATGCCCTGAGAATTTGTTAGTAAACTAGGTACATTAGCAGCATTTTGAACTGCTCCAAATTGAGGAACATTAAAATTAGGGCCAATCGCTGAACTAAACTGACCTGCAATACTACCTATTGTTCCATCAATCATTGCATTTTGTGTAGCCTCTAAAGGATCTTTACCTTGAGCGACATTAAAAATAAATGATGGAAGAAAATTTCCTATACCAAACATTATTTACCACCTCCTGAAGATTCTGTTTTAGATACTTGACCCATAGGGGCACCATATGCAGCAGATAAGTAAGATTGTAATTTAGTGTAAGGTTTGTTTTCTTCAAACTCAAATCTAGCAATATCTGCATCTAATGCTTGTCTTTGGTAGTCTTCTGCTGTTTGTCCTACATTTTGTAATTGTTGCATATCAAAATAATCTGCCGCAGCCATTTGTGGAGCAAGTTGAGTTGCTTGTTGTTGTCTATCTCTTTCAGCTCCATAGTTCTGATACATTAGTCGACCAGCTTCTTGAGCAAGAGAGTTAGCTAAGTTTTGACTATTTCTAGATGATTGGTCAAACATTGCACTTGAGCCATAACGACCTGCTTGGGCCGCACCACTACGAGTGTTTTGCATTGCATCATTATATTTTTGCGTTGCAGCACTTGCAGCACCTGACATAGCTTGATTTAAGAATGGGTTGTTACCTAAATACTGACCTTGAATAGTGCCTTGTAATTGTTGTTGAGCTGCTGGGAGTAATGGAGAACCTTGTAAAGCTCGATTTTGTGCAGCCTGTAAAGCAGTTTGGGTTTGTGAAGATGGAGATACATATGTTTGATTAGGATAGTAGTTAGGAGAATCTGTTTGATAAAGTGCCTTTGCTTCTTCTAATCCATACTTGACAAATGGACGAACAGTTGGGTCTAACTGTTGTGTAGTTTCAGACGAACCACCTCCACCGCCTCCACCTTTGAATAGTTGCCTACCCATTTTACCATTGTCAATTGACTGATTTCCATCTAATTCAGGGAAATAATCGTGTATCATAATTTATACTCCATTAGTGTGTATTTAGGTTTCATCTTCCATTTAATTCGCCATAATCTGACGATTCCGGGTAACTTTGTAGATCCTTGGACTTTAGTACCACCATTATTTTTAACCCATGTGAGGAATTGCTCCCAACATTTGTGAGTTGTTTTACCTCCAATGTAGGTAATATAGGCAATACGATCATTAGGATACATGACCCATTGAACTGTAAATGCACAATGACATTTGTTGTCATCATCCATAATTAGTAATAGGACAGAGTTTCCTTGTGATACAAACTGTCGTAATTGATCTAGTGAAAATTCACCATCACCGACTGCTAAAGCTCTTTTGAGATGAGGTTCAGCAAAATGCCAATACTGATGAACATGTGTAGTAGGAACTATAAATAGATTCATAACCTGTGATAAACACTAATGGTTTAACCTATTATAACGTAGCCGTAAACTAAGCTCGGTGTGTTATTCGCAAAGTGACTTACAGTTGCACTACCATTTGTTTGTGCTGATATATAAACATTGTCCATGCTAAATGGTGCTATATATGTAACACTTATTTGTGCAGATGGTATAGAAGGTCTTGTATAAGGTGTTGTTGATGCAGCATAATGTTCTAAAGAAACATTAGTAGAAGATGTAGCCCCAGCTATCTCTAAATAGTCACCACCTGTTAAATCTAACACATGACTTGCTGTCCCAGTTAAATGAGATGGATCACCATTAGACTTTCTGGCTGGTAAACCAAATCTTTTGCCTGAATCAGCAACATCACTGCCATTTACTCTAAACCATACATCAGCATATTCTGCATCGTTATTAGCATTTGCTAATTGCAGAGAAAATAATGCTTTATATATACCATCGTTTCTAACATATATTCTAGAGGTGTTAACCGAATCTAAATATATGCCATTTATATCATGTTCTGTAGTCCAATCTACAACTGCCGTATTACCAACACTAGGTGATAACTGATCGGTATTTTTAGTAAACTCACCATATGGAGCCGTAGCAGTTTCCGCAGCATCAGAATAGGGAACTAAAATAATCTTTGAGTCCCTACTGATTCTTTCGTCATACAGTGTAGTAGAGGTTGCCCATGATGTATCTAATGTAACAGTTCCTGTGCAGTTTAACTTACCATTTAATATTGTATTTGTAATTTCTGCAATTTCACGAGTTGTAGCAAACTCAGGTTGTAATCTTCTAAACTGCATTATCTACCACCAGCTGGTTTTAACTCAACATCTATAGATACTGCATTTTTCCAGTTACCTGTTGGCTTTACTTTGACTCGATGATATCTACCACGACTTCTAAGAGAAGCTCGACCTTCAGTAGAAGTGGTTGCTTTTACATCAAATATAATAGGGTCACTTAGTTCTTTACGAGAAGCTACTTCAATATCAGCAGAGCCTTCATCAATTTGCGGCCTAACTAACATTAAGAACGAGTTATAGCCTTCTTCTAAGTCAGGAGTCACTAATTCAGAGTCATAATTAGAGCCTGTAAAAGTAACAATTTTTCTATCATTAAATCCTGAGAATAAGAACTTACCACCAATCCATAAACGATCATCTAAAGAGGCTGGTAGAGTATCTAAATTAGTATAGCCTAGGTTGGTCTCTAAACTTTCTAAAGTCTCACCTGTGGTCGTTACAGAGCTTCCAATGCCCGTTGTTTGTGTTGTTGCTCTTGACCATTTATCTAACTGCCAATTGTAAATAAGAATAGATCTTCCACCACCCACATTGGCATAGTTCCATACTACTAACTTTCTAATAGGATCAACAGAGGCTGACATTGTGTCAATATCAGTTAGCAATGCATCATCAAAGAAATAACGATCTACTTTTTCTGTACCTATTCCTACGACTGTATTACCATCGCATTTATAGAAACCATCATCAGATAAGAAGAATGTAGTATTACCATATTGGGTTGCAGAGTTACCTTCTAAACAACCTAAACCACGAGAGATTACATCGAATTGGAAGAACAATGGGCTACCAATGTAACTCATTCTCACGATAGATTTTTCTAATAATATAAGTCCAAATTCACCACCACTGATGGCTTGAATATTTCCCCCGTCAGGAATGAACTGATAATCTGATTGTGATGTGTCACCCGGAAGCCAATAAGCTTCATCGTTGATATCGGACCAGATAATTTTATTCGGTTCCAATCCAGCTCCTATGTTACCAGCAACAACAAAGTCCCTCACAACAGCCACACATTTAGCTATAGGGGCATTTGCATCTAGATCAGAAAAAGCAGAGTCACCACCTATCTCCCACTTTTGTAATTTAGCCTGATTGTTTGCTCCGATAACCACTTTACCATACTGAGTAAATTTCCACTCTTTGCCACTATATCCACCTGATTTAGATACATCATCTAAACTAAGGTCAGTAGCATCTAATTTGTGTATTGTAGAATCAGTACCTGCAAAAATAACTACTTCAGCACCATACTTGCCACCAAACACTGTATTAATAGCTTCAGAAGCATCTCCTGAAAAGTCTACAGAGTTAGGAAAAGGAGCATAGCCTACTGAGGTAGGATAGACATTCTTAGCATCTACCAATACTCCCGCTACTGCTGGTTGGTCAGGTAACCATTCACTAAAGTTAAATCTCGTATTTGCCATAGTCGGTATAGAATTTCCTAATATCTTGTTCATTTAATATATAGACATTGACTGTATCTTTATCATCATTTAACCTTTTTAGGATACGATGACGCCCATCAATCAATCTATATGGTTTATTATGTGGGTTAGGCATGTCTTTAACAACGATACCCGGAAAGCTCGTATCTGCTGTTAGGTACCTAGAATCTTCTACATCGATGTTGGATATATCTTTAAATGCTATATCTGATATAGGTAAATATTCAGGTTTGTATTTCTTAAAATTTATGTATGAATATACATAGTGTGAGTCTATAATCATGTCAGGACAATTGGGTAATTTCCAATCGCCTGTCATAATATGTATCATTTTTTTTCTAGTCTAAATCCAAAACTTAATCTGTTAGCATTTTCTGATCTAACACAATGCCAAAATTTATTAGGTAGTTCAGGTATATCAAACTCTCTAAATGTTGGTGCATCAACATTGTCAGGATCTTCGTGTACTTGATTATCTGCATCTAAAAATCTAAAGGATGAGTCTCCATCACTCCATGTAATATAAACCCTTTTTCCGGGTCGATTAGAGTTGGTATGCCATCCCATATATCCTGTAGGAGGATAGTAATAATAACCTGAGTCATGTATATTGTATTCAGGATACACCTTTTGCAAGATGTGCATAAATTTGTTGGTTACAGAACCACCGAAATCAACGTAATAGTTAAATGGAGTGTTAGGTATATCATCTTTTATATTCTGTAAAAAACTAGGATCGGTAAAACCTTCCCAATCATGATTTTCTATCAGTCCTATTTTTTTTGCATTTAAAATAACATCTTTAGAAATTGCTTTACATATGTCTGCTACTTCATCGACATAAAGTTTAAAATCTTCGCTTATATTTCTCTTCATAATCTACCATAAGTGATTGTGGATAAACTCTTGAAACTTCGACTGCTGTGTTGCAATTAGAATAATCTAAATTATCAGGCATATTACGTAATGCTTGTTTGTCATTCTCAATCTCAGTAACCAAGCCTTCATTCTTTTGTGCTAATGCTCTAGTTTGTAAGCTATCTAAAACTTTAAAAGCATTGGATCTAATTTGTTTGTACATATTTACATAATGTGCTTTTAATAAATCCATATCAAACACAATTTCACTAGGGTTTGATGGGTTGTCAAATTTACATTTATCTATATGAACATGCTTTGCATATTCTTCTGCTTTCATTTCATGTGATTCTTTATGATCTTTAATTAATACTGCAGCCTCATTAGGAATGATGCCTTCTGCTTTTACTTGATCTAAAGATTTTTCAGTAACCATAAAGACAATCTTATCACTGCCTACAGGCTGATTCCAGTATATATTTTTTTTCATAATTTACCTTACTTGAATATAGCTAGTGTAACATAACTTGGGTCAACTGCATTGATCCCAAACATTTGAGTGGCATTACCATCACCATCTGCAGCCGAGAATACAATATAGTTGTTCACTACTCTTGTAGCACTTAATGTAAAGCTATCCGCAGCCCTAGCACTAACATGAGCATTAAATAGTTGCATTGTGTTGTCAGCAGTTGTAACACCTGAATTAGATTGACTTAATACACCACGATCTACATTGCCAACAACGACACAGTAATTATCTGATCCATCTTGAATTGAAGCATCTAAAGTAATTGTGTAATTTCCTGTTCCTACTTTTGTTAATGAGCAGTTTGCAGATTTAATAACAGTGCCTGATGATCCGTCAAATGCTATAAACCCAGCAACACCAGCACCACTACCAACCAATGTTTGCACAAAAGCAGTTGTAGCAATTTTAGTGCTGTTATCTGTATCTGCTTGTGTAGTAGTTGTTGGGGAACCTTGTAAATCAATGTTAGTTGCTATTTTAGCTGATGTAATATTACCATCTGCAATTTTAGCTGTAGTAATAGCATTAGCACCAATAACTGAGGCTGTGACTGTATCTTCTACTGCTAAAGCACCTAAACCTAAGTTAGTACGAGCATCTGTTGCATTTTCAGCTCCTGTACCACCACCAGCTACCGATAATGAGTTTCCAGTTACGGCCCCAGTCTGAAAATCTTTCATGTGAGCCATAATTTCGCGTAAGGCGTTGTTTATGCCGCTTGGGGGACATCCTTCCGAAATATTGATACTGTCTACATCTGAATTATTTGCAGCAGTTGAATCATATTCGCTAATCTTTGTACGTGCCATTATATTTCCTTATGGGTTAGGTATATGAGTCCAAGTTTCTGAACCTTTACCAAGTTCTGTCCACTCCTGACCTTTTCTGTAAGATGATGCTGTCATTGTTCCATTGACTGTTAATTCAAACTCAATGTTAGATGGTCTTCTAGTACCACCAATTTGGAAACTAGCTCTACCACTAATAGCTATTCCAACTGGAGTTCTATATCTAACAGCATTTGTTGTAACAGTTCCTGTAACGACAATACGACCAGTACCACCTTGTAAGATTTGAGTCTCACCGACTTCGTAGGTACCTGTAACGTTGATAGCTACAGTACCATAACGAGTCTCGGCTGATCGTGTTGAATATGCCGTAGAACCTAATGAATATAGACCTAACATTTATTAAGCCTGAGATTCTGACCAAGAAACCCTACCTACAATTGAGAATGGGTTAGAAGTGGTCACAGTTGATGGATCTTCTGAAAGTTTAGCAACGACAGTTAAAACGTCTGGTCCATCAGGATAAGTATTGTCACCACCTAGAATTGCATTACCAAGAGTAGCAACTTCGCCTAATGTTTCTGTTGTAACAACAGGAGTTCTTCCTGAAGTTCCTGTACCACCTTCAGCCCTGAATGAGTAAATATCAGTTCCACCTTGAATACTATCTTTGTTACTGTGATAGATTAGCTGTGATAATGATGGATTAACTACTCGTGCCCAATCAGAGTTGTCGATTTGACCATTTAGTCTTAATACAATTTCACAAGCGTGGGTTGATAAGATACCAACTGATTGTAGAATTAATTGCATACGATTGACAATTTCACGCTCACCTAGGAAACCCGGAGTGTTTGTGTCAACTGATGGAGCCAATCTAATACTAATCAATGGAATGTCATAAACAACAGGCTGTGCAACAGCAGATAAAGTTACTGTGTAAGTGCTGTTAGTTGCAGCAGTCCCACTTGGTGATCTATCAAGAACAATTAAGTTACGAGAAGCAAGGTTATTGTAAGTATATCCTTGAGAAGAAAAGATTGAAGGCTGATATGGCTGCCTTGGTTCAATTCTGCCATCATATGGGTCTCTTAAAAAGCCTGTGACATTAGCACCACTAATACTTAATCCTGATGTCGCAGAGTTATAAGTTGAGTTAGCTGTTGCTTCTAGTGCATAACCAACTGCTCTTAATCTGTTATCAATTAATGCATAGTAGTAGCCTGTATAAGCTGATCTAGCAGAAACTGATAGAACACTTGTACCTGTTAACTGAACTGATTGTGATGAAGCATTAAAGATATATGCTTTATCGTCATCAAAAGTACCATCCATAATAACAGAAGTACCCCAGTGAGCTAATGCTGGAACATAAGTAGGTTGACCTATGTTTTGAATATCATATCTAGCTGGTAAGTTACCTGATCTTAAATATGCTTCAGTAAACTTGTTGTTGTGAATAAATGCATGAACATATTTCACATTACCATTTTGATCTTTGAAACCAAAACGAACTTTACCAGCACCATACCAAGAATAGTCCATGTAAGCCATTTGGATTCTGTTAAGGTTTAAATAATATCCAGTAGGGCCTGTTCCGTCTGCTTTATCAAGATTCCATTCTGATTGTGGTATTTTGGTATCGATTGTTTTAGTAACAACAACACCTGATTGCGATACACCACGATAAGATGGAGCAATGTATAAAGTAGTATCAGACACTAGACCTGTAATGAGATATGACTGACCTTTAATAACAATCATCTGACCTACTGAAAGTTGTGATTGGAATTTAGTGTTATTACCTGTTACCACACCCTCACCAAATGATACTGTGACTGTTCCTGAAATCTGTAATGTTGATGATCTACGACATACTTTTAATTCGTCGCCATCATATTCAAAGAACATGCCGTTTTGGTCATCAAATAAACCACAACGTAATGCTGAGTTAGTCCAAGAATTTACATAGTATTCTGCAAAGCCACCTGTTGATTGCTGGGTAGATGGGAATGTAGCTAATGTAAATTGGAAACTATACTCGTCAGGTATTGCAGTAATCTCTTGAACACCATTATAGAAATCTGTTGGTGTTACACCTTCAATAACTGTTGGAGCACCACTAATTGTAACATTTAATCCTGTTGACAATCTATGTGGGTATCTTGTGTAAGCAGTTGTTACCCCACTTGTGCCATCAGATTCAATACGCTCAATCTGAGTGGTTGGGCTGAAGTTCACTGCAAACGATACTTGGATACCTTTACCTGATTGATAACGGAAGTATTTACGAGTTTGACGTATCATCTGTGAATCAGGGTTGGTAGATGGTATTAATTCAACACCACCATCAAATGGTCTGTGTAATG